GTCGGCTATACCTGCATATGCATGTATTTTTTCATATTTTAATTTAGTCTCATCTGCCAGTTTTTCCCAGTCTTCTTCCTTTAAGGTTTCTAGTGGCAGTTCTCTAGAGACATATCTGACGACTTTTGGCATGTCGGCCAATGCATCTTTAGGTGAAATGCGCTCTGTAACATCTAAGATATTCCAACGCAATATTTCTCCACCAGCCTGAATGGTTTCATTGATGGTTTTTTCCATCAATCCACCAGCAAATTTTCTTGTCGACAAATATACCGTGAGTGGGAATTTGCCCTTGTATACGGTAGGAACCATTTTAGCTTCTTTTAGGGCTCCAGGATCTTGAACAAGATCGATCTCGTCAATAAATAACATTGGTACGTGCTCAGAATTCATTCCTCTTTTGGTCATAACCAGAACTCGCAAATAAATTTGCTCGCCAGTCTCTGTTGTCCACTCAATCTTTGTTTTATTGTCTGAGGTTTTCTTCCATCCATGCATTTCTAGAAATGGCTTGATCTTATTAAAAAAGTCGTTGGCATACTGAACAGCCTTTTCACTCTGAGCAAGTACGGCTGCAGCGTGAGCTATACTAAATCTAAAATGAACCAAGCACAAAACTTCGATTGCTGAGGCGCTCAGTGTCTTATAAGAATCTCGCGAAGACAGCATGGTGACTTGCGGTATGTCTGCGCTTTTACCTGTCTTCATTAATTCGTAAATGCGCCACATGGCTTCGACAGGTCCATGAGTCGAAGTTGGATAGACCACTCCCATAGGGAACAATATGTCAAAAAAAACGTAGATCCACGCTCTCAGCTCTTCCGCTGACTCCAAAGGTCTTAGGATAAGATCTTTTTTTATCTTATCCTGTTCCTCTTTTGGCAATTTTTTAAATTGCTCAATTAGGTTGTGGCTTGGACTCGCTTGTATCATTTGTTCGTACAATCTGGTGTGCAGAAACTAACTGCTCTAATTTATTTAAAAACAAAGCAGAGGTTTCTTGTATGCTTTGTAAATACATCTTAAAGCCATCAATTTCTGCTTGAATATTTCTAAGGCCATTAGAAGTGCGATCTTTAAGGGCATTGTTCTCAAATTTTAAAAGCACATTTTCTTTCTTTAGACTGTTGTTGTTTTTAGCCAAAGCTTTAACATACTCTTGAGCTTCTGGAGTAGTGATTCCTTCAGATATGCGTTTTTTATTCTCCAGAATCGACTGTTGCGTCTGTGCGTGATTTTGCTCAATTTGTTCTTGCTGCTGCACTTTTTCTTGTTCTGAAGGCCTCATGCCAGCTAAGGCACGTTGCAATTCTTCTTGAATTTTCTCCATTGGCTCTTTAAGAATTTCTTGAAATTTAACTTCTAGCCTTCCCATTTCTTGGAGTTCTTCAATATTCTTATCTTGTTTCTGCGCTAAAAATTCAAGCCTTTTAAAATCTTGTTCAATATCATCAGTTTTCTGCTCTGTCATTTTTTTGTCCTCCAAAAAAGTCTCTTGTACCACGGCAATTTCGCAAACTCACGAATCAAACCGATATCGCGCTCTATGCTGTCAACTCGATCCATGTATTTGATAAAGGCATTTTCTAGCGACTGCAAGTCGCGACTTACATCTAAAGACCTAGAATTTGCGCTATTGGCAAGGCCTTTAGCTTTTTCAATATTCAGCCTGATATTTACCAGGAGTTCTTGTTCGCTAAAAGTTTTAAGCGAAGAGTTATCCTCGCTCATTTGCTTCATTCCTAATATTAGGAGCGTTTTCTAGCGTTCTTTGAAAGTTCATGTAGTCTTTAAAGTCTTGAGCTTCTAGCTGTCGATCTCTCGGAAATGCAACGATACCGCCAAGCGTTCCCATCACAGAAGAAATAGAAACAGCATTTTCGAGTGCCTGCTCTACAGCTTTTGTGGCATCAAATACGCCAAGTTGTTTTGGATCTCCGAATTTTTCATTTTCTACATCGTAAACACTATTTCTATCGTCTACCATTTTTTCCAATAGATCTTTAACTTCTTCACTTGTATATCCAGCATTATCAAGAAGTCTATAAAATGGAGCGAAAAGAGATGGGATTACAACTTCAACAACGACATCGTCGTCTCCGTATTTTTCTGATAAATGCAACGCCAAGTTAATAAGCACTCTGCATCCACCAGGTACGCATCCATCGGTGATAGCTGCTCTTACTGCACAAACGGCATCTTCTGCTCTGTCAGCTTTTTCTTTAAGCTCACCGTTTGAAGACCCAAAGATTTTAAGTTTGGCAATACCACTTGTGAGCTTGCCAAGTCTTTCTTCCAGAAGATTTCTTTCGATTTTAGACTCTGATTGATTAATTAAGGTTTTTAATTCAGATGCTCTTTGGTCAATATTTAATTCCTCTGGATCTCCAACAATCGTTGTTCGAAATCGATATATTTCAATCTTCTCCATTCCAGTACCTAAATCTTCTGGCAAAGCTTCAGAGATAGGCTTATTCATGCCAAAAATCGTAGCTCCAGTAAAAGCCGAAAGGTCCATAAGGAACTGCAATTGGCCATTCACAATAGGAGTGAGAGGCGTTGCCAACGGCACTACATTAATAGTATTTGGGTTTGGAAAGTTGTAAGAAAGATTGGTTAAAACCTGATCGGAAAACTTATGCGCTACAATAACTACGTTAGCAAAATCAGAATTACCAGAAACATATTCTTGTCCGATCTTTTGGAGGATGTCTGATATCTGAACAATATCCGTGATGTTTCCATCAAACAATATAAAAAGTGGCTTGTCTAGAGTACATCTTTGGTGTGCCTGATCATTGATGAAGGCAGGGTGAAACTTACCAATAGACTCTTCGTAGCCTTTTTCAATTGGAAACCCTTCCACTAGTTCAACTTTATATCCAGAGGGTCCAGAAAGCTCTTGAATCGTAACGTGAGATCCGCTTCCGTATCCCACTTTGTCAAAGGCTTCCATCACAGCTTCTGCCATTTCCTTGTCTCCGTTGGCAGAAATAGTGGCCACTTTAAAAAGAAGATCTTTGTTCTTATTGTTGATTTTAATAGATGATTTTTTGATAAAGGGAAGCATGTCGGACTTTAAAAGCTTTGCAATGTTCCTGGTGACTTTTTGCGGAGAATACCTTCTGTGTTCTTTACAGAAATTAAACAAGTTTTTAATCAAGGCAGCGGAAATTATCGTCGCAGTGGTAGTGCCATCTCCTGCTTCATTTACTGTCTTAATAGCCGCATCTCTAGTTTGTTCGATAATCAAATGTTCATAAGCATTATCAGAACCTAGAGATTTAAAAATAGTAACTCCATCCTTGGTATTTTTGTTGGGTATGCCTGGAAGATCAGACTCAATTAAGCATGGTCTTCCGCCAGGACCGAGGCTAGAGCCCACTATATTGTCAATTTTATCTACTGTTGAAACAATCAAATCTTCCAAAGAGCTTGGATTGCTTGTAAAAATTTTAGTAGGCGTTTTAACTTTCATAGTACTCATACACTCTCCTGTTTCAATAATACTACTTCTTAATGTGTTTTTCGTATATTAGCTTAATCGCGTGCAAAAAATCACTTACACTTTTATTGGTTTTCATAAAATTACATGTTTTACAACATGAAACACAGTTGTTTTCCACATACCCAACATTAGGGTTAATCCTATCAATTCCATTTGCATAGTATGGTTTTCCCTTGCCTGATTTTTTCTCATACCCACAAGTTTTTATGCTCGGTTCAGCTCCACAATAAAAACATTCTTGTTCGCATATATTGAAAAATTTTTCTTTTGACAGCTCAAATTCTATTCCTAAGTTTTTAGCTCTTTTTTTATATTTAGAAAGCCAATAGTTCTTATGAGATTGATTGCCATCCAATCCCATTGCCATGGCCTTCTCTATTTTCAGGCAACCACAACTGGTAGTTCCATGATTGATAATACTGTGACGACTTATGGATTTTTTAGTGCCGCATTCGCACAAGCAGATCCAGTAAGATCCTCTAAAATGTCCAATCTTAGAAAGATCTCGCTCCAATATAGTCAGTTTGCCATAAACTCTGTTGGTAAGGTCTTCTTTTATCCTCATATCTCATGAATATAATACCATTAATAATCTCGACCAATACTGTTTCCAAGTAAAACTTTATCCCAATCAAATGTGAAATGGTCTTCTTGATATGGCCTATAGCGGTCGTTAAGGCACGCAGCATTAACAAATGTAACAGGCACTCCATCCAGGTTTAAAACCTTAACACCTCTTTGGTTGTGAATGTGGCCAAATATGTGCATTTTTGGTTTAATTTCCGTGACTTTTTCCATTAAAAGTTCACATCCAACATTTTCACCAAAATTGGGTGATTTTTTCAATTCCACTAAATCCAAGACACCCATGGGTGGACCATGTGTAACTAAAATGTCCACGTTATTAGGTATTTTGTCCCAATGAGGTTTTATCTCTTTGATGAATTTGTAATCAGCTTCAGTCTTAGTTCTAGCTCTGTTGAACGCCCAATTGAAAAACTCTGGCTGTACAGGAGAACCCCAGATTTTTAGGCCTTTGTATGTAGCCATAGAATCGTTAAGATAGTCGATTCCATAATCCTTGCACCTATCAATATAGTAAGTATCTCCAGATCTTTCAAAACCCCAATCATGATTGCCTGCTATCAACACTTTTTTATCAAAGTCTTGGTCGGCATACCATCTTAAAAATTCTTCAATATCGTTTTGAGTGCCATTGGGCGTGATGTCTCCAGCACAAATTAGAAGATCACCACTTCCTAACGGAAATAGTCGATCTTGCATGCCATGCACATCACTAATTGTAGTGATTTTCATATGTTTTAAAAGCCTAGGCCCATAGAGTTTTTGTCATGAAACGCATTTTTCACTCTATCCTTATGCTTAATCATTTGCTCAACCACTTCTGCAAAAGTACAGTCGTCAATTAAAGAGCGGACTACAATTTCTTGTAGGTGTGCGATTGAAAACTTACTCTTAGAAGCTTTGATGGCAGCCTGTTTTTCTTCTTCGGACAGTTCTCTTTTTGCAATGAATGCCAACAATTCTTGCGCTTCTTTTTCATTGGGTGTAGCCAACTCTATCACCTTGTCAAATCGACCAGGCCTATCAATCAAAGCCGCAACACTTTGTTCTGGGTTGTTGGTTGTAGCAATAATGAATACAGGCTTATCCTTAAACGGATTACCTACACCGTCCAATAGATTTAGCAGAGAGGAATCTACACCTCTGGGTCCGTAGCTATCTTCAACTGTACCGCCGCCAATATCTTCGATTACAAAAATAAGTCGAGTTACCTTTTTATGAAATGCCAAGCTGTTCTGAAACAAGCTATTTACATTAGAGGCTCGAATGGCAGACGTATCCCAGATAACCACTGCGGTTCCAGGGTCTTCGGATAAGAATTTCTTACAAACTCGATTAATGGCAGAGGTTTTTCCTACTCCAGGAGGAGACACCAGAAGAATTGATCGCTTCGGTTGTCTATTTAGTTGCTTGTATACTGTATTTACTTTTGAAAAAAACTTATTGGCTTCAGAAAGAATTTTGCTGGTATTGTCGATGCTTTCCAGTAAATTGTATTCTCCTAATTCGATTACAGAGAACTCCAAGCCTGCAGGTCCAGGCACCAAGTTATTAATGCCAGGCTTTAAAACAATCTTTTTTTTCTTTTTGCCTTCCTCTACATGCTCAAATTGGTAGATGTGTCCGTCATCTTGAATGGTAAGATCTGATTCCGGTATAGAAGAATCTAGTTTTAGATCACTAATTTTAGTGATTTTTTTAACTTTAAAAACGGCATCATTTTTTTGATCTTCCACCAAACACCTCTAATTATTATGTGAGTTGATTCTGTAATATTGCTTGTTTACACCATATTGTTCATCACTAAAAATTGAATCTGATCTGTACACATCCATGCAGTCGCCTGTGTAAAACATGAGCCTATTGTTCACATGATCATAATAATCACTAATGCAATCGTTTTTGTGAATCAATGCTTTTAAATGACGATTTTGATTACAGTAGTGTTGCCAGTTTTGTACATCGGCTCCGTTTTCGAAATCAGATTCTAATTTATCGTACAATTTTCTGAACTTACTCATGTAATTATAATACCACGACATTAGAGTTGTTATTGGACAAAAAAAATGAGCTGTATTTCTACAGCCCATTTAAAATTTTAAAAGTACCTAAACTACAGTCTAGGTACTAAATGGCTAATTAAGAAAGCTGACCGTCAATGTTTTCCATCAACACGTTCTTGCGAGGCTGGTATCCAGCGATACACAAGAAGCGGAAGTGAGCTTCAGGAAGTGACAAGTCGCTGATAGCGAGCTTCAATCGGCTGTAAGCAGACAACTGGTGGATAGCAAAAGTGCTAGCTTGCATCAAGAAACCAGTAACAGAACCAGGAGAACGGTTACCGAGATCTACGAATGAAGTTGGTCCAGAACCAGAAGCTTTTACGCGACCGATAAATTTAGCAGTAGCAGCAGTTCCACCATCTTCGCTTCTGTATACGTTGAAGTATTTAGCTCCAGTTACAGCGGCGATTGACAATGTTACAGCGTCTCCAGGAGCTACAGTTGTAGCAGTAGCGGCAGCAGTTTCTGCTGATTCACCACGCTCGTTAACTGCAGTAACTTTGTACCAGTAGTCACCAGCATCAAGAACACTTGAAGCATTAGGAGCAGCGGCAGGAGTTACTGAAGCAGGAGCAGCAGGAGATCCGGCGCGTGCGCGAGCTGGACGAGTTTTACCAGACAAGAAACGTGAAGGCTCCATAGAAACAAGAGCAGAACTTGTCCACTGTGTTCTAAGGTTAGCACCTGTAGCTTCTTGAGCTGATCCGGCCAACATAATGCGCTCTTTAGCGTGTGCAATTTTATTGTATGCGCTAAGAGAGATAGGGTCCAAGATAAGCTTGTCTGCAGAACCGTGTTGCATAGCTGATTTTACGGCAGCATCTTCAATCAAAGATTGAGTGAGTACACCGTTAACAGAAACAACAACAGTTTGATCAGAACCATACTCAGCAAACATCAAATCTTGAGTGTTTGAAAGTGAATCTGATTCACGAACTTGAGAGTCAACGCCTCTCATGTTAGGAATGTCTGCGATAGAACCAGGGTTACCATCGTAAACACCAGCAGTTGTGAAATCTGATTGACCACGGAAAGCGTCAAATTCGATGTCAGCAGCTAGTTTCATAGCAGCGTCAGCGTTTGAGCGATCTTCGGCTTTTTTGCCGTCCATAGTAGCTACTAAGTTAGCAGCAACAGATACACGACGAGTAGTGCTGTAGTATGCCATAGGCACGATCGCACGTACATAGTTTGATGTATCTTCTTCACCAATTCCACCTTCATACTGAGCAGAACCACCAAAAATACCGTAGTCTAGTTGACGGTTAAACTGAATCAAAGTAGATTTAGCATCTTTCTGAGTCAACATACGTTGTAACTTAATATGTTGATCCTCGAATGTTACATTTTCCATTACAGGAGAAAGATCTTCGACCTGCAATGCAGCTCCTCGAGCCAATTGACCTGGAGCGGCGTTATATGAACCAGCTTCCAAGGCTTTCAATAAATCGTTAATTTGTTCGACCATTTGTTCCTCCTATAAAAGATCTTTAATTTTGTCGATACTAATTTCGTCAA